GTCGAGGCGTACGCGGTGAATTGCATCGAACCGTCTGAGCCGGCCTTGATCTCGACCAACTCCAGCGGCGTGGATTTATAAAGCAAGGAGCCGGCTCCCTTCAGAAGCGTTGAAGATGAGCCGGGGGTAGCGCTGCTAGCGCCGGCGGATTTGTGACACTTACCTAGTTGACTTCTATATGCCAACGGTATATATTGAGTACATGGAAAGCAAGGCAGTCAGCAGCAAGACCCGCAAGAATCACACGGGCAACTTCACTACCACCCTGACCCTGAACAACACCACCAGCCGCATCTACGGCCATGGCCGAACCGCAACCGCTTCTCAGGAAGCCGCCCAGCGAATCCTCGCATCCTTCAATGCCATCAAGGCGGGCCAGTCATGAACAACACATGGACACGCAACGCTGACGGTAGCTACACACGAGACGGCTGGACGATCCGCCAGGCGCACCATAGTGGTAGCGGGCAATCCCGGCCATTCGCCCACGTCGCGCAGAAAGCCCATAACCTCTGGAGCGTCTACGATCCTGATGGGTTCCTCCGCACAGGTTCTCGCTCACTTAGCAATGCCAAAATAAACGCTGATCGTCAGATCTCACTTCGGATGAGCAACTAATGAACAACACACTCCAACAGGTAAAAGCCCTGAAAGCCCAAATCGCAACACTGAACTCAGACATTCATACCGCAACCGTAAAAACTATTCGGTTCAGTCGTGGAGACGCCTATAACGCAATCTGCACGTGTGGATTCGAGCGCCAGAGCATGATCTACCCAACCGCAATGCAATTCGCCGCTGATCACCTCGCCGCGCATTAGAGATCAAGCATTCGGGCATTTCTGGCAACTCAGCTATCTATCCAGTCTGGAAGACAACATGTATGAGATTGTGGCACCGGGCCGAGTCCCGGTTGTGGTTCATTGGCAGACAAGGCCACGCCTGGTCATCCTCCGCGCGCTCGTGAGCGAAAGCCAAATGGAGATCGAACTTACTCCTGAGCAAGCCCGATCGTTAGCAAACATGCTGATAGACGGGGCGGGGCTTGCGGAGCGTTCGTAGTCGGAGAAAGGCTAAGAACTACAACCTTAGTTTGACCGGCCGACCACTGATCGAGTTCCTGCCTGACGAGGTTGCGATGGATATGCAACCAGCCGACCTTCAAGCATGGAGGTCGGCTCTTGGCGTGTCTCAGGCTAAACTGGCTGCGCTGCTCGGGGTCCGTACCATGACCATCTCGCGCTGGGAAACCGGGACGCGAGCCATCCCGTCATTCCTGCACCTTGCGCTGGAAGGTCTACGCTGTCGCCAGAATCAGTCTCGCCAGCGGTAGAATCTGAATCTAATGACAGACACCGAATTACTGGCTGAGGTACTGCGGCGATTCCTCACAGCGCGAGAGTTCTTCTTCGTCAAGTCTGACCACCTGACGCTAGACGGAAAGGTAGACATCTCGCTTGAGGAAGCCGGCGCTATTCTGCGCGTGACCGAAGGATGGATCGAAGCTCACCGATTAGTCGGCCAGGCCGATGAGGAGTTCTACGCCCTTACGCCGTCGCGAGAATAAGTCGCGGCTTAGATCTGAAACGTTCGATGGCGTCGAGCCACGCTAGAGGCCAGTTCTGCCAGTTCTTTTCGAGCGTGTACTTTTCCATGACGGTGCGCCGCGCGTTGCGACTGATCATCCTGCGCAACTCGGCATCCTCGATCAGCCGGCTCAGCGCGTTCACGATCTGCTCGGACGTTTCAGCCACCAGCGCATCCTCGCCGTCCGTGACCTCGCTGCCGTAAAGCGTCGGGCTGACGACGCACGCCACACCGGCCAGCGTCATCTCGTACCACTTGATGCACGATTTGCTCGTGTTGAACACCAACGGCGCCACGATGCAACAGCCAATGTCGAGGTTGATCAGTGCTCGCGGATACTCTTCCAGGGACAACCACGGCAGCGAGTGACGTCGTTCGTCTGGAATCGAGTGGTACAGCGAGTCGCTCATATGACCCTGAATCACAAACTCGACGTGCGGGTAACGCGCGGCAATGATCGTCCATGCCTCCGCAAGCGGCTTCATGTCGGCCTCTTCGCGTGCCCCGCCAGCCCAGCCGACCGTCAGTTTGCCTTCGAGCTCAGGGATTCGACCAATGCCGCGGAGCGTGGCCTTGAACCACCGGGCGTCAATACTGTTGGGTATCCAGTAAACCGGCGTTGTCGATGGCGCGTATTGACGCGCAACTGTCGCTAGACGCCTGCTTGAAACAGTGATCCCGTCGCAGACGGTCAGCATCTTGATGCGCTCGTTGCGTTCCCATTCGAGCTGTTTCGCGCCTTTGGCGGCCTCCGCAGGGAAAACGCGCATCTGCCGATCGACGATCCTGGGCGAGAACACGTCATCGTCGCATTCATATAGCCAGGCCAGGCCAGCCTTGTGAATGACGTTGACCCATGCCTCGCCGATGCCCTCAACAGGCCAGACGATGCGCGGGGTGATGACGGCGTCGTACCGGCCGGCGGCAACCAGTGGCAATACTTTGTCGGATTGATCTTTATGTGCCCATTCGGCGACGTAGCCGTGCTTTTCAAGTTCGGCGAATGGTTGCCAAATTCGCCATAAACTGCATCCTGTTTCATCTCCGATAAGTGCAAGTACGCGAGGTGCACGACCGAGCGACATTTTTCTCCCAATACAAAAGGCCCGGCCTCTCGACCGAGCCTTTGTTATTTGGTTATCCGGGCCTTACCTAGGCCACGCCTTTGCTCACCAAGTCTCGCCTTGACTTACCTGGCCCGACCCGACGAGGCGTGGTGTTGGCAAGACACGGTTAGATAGGGCAGGATTCGGTTTGGCGAGGTCAGGTCTGGTTTGGCGTGGGCTTCATGTCCTCGTCGACCGCTCGAGCCACGATCTCGACAGCATGTGCCAGTTGAAGAAACTCCTCGGGCGGCATGTTCAACTCGGCCAGGATCGTGCCCTCTTTGGCGAGCCGCAACATGACCATGCCTGCCTGAGCCGCCGAATCTTTGCCGTACGCCAGGTCGTAGGCGTACTCGACAAGCGGCGCAGGTCGCTTTCGACGTGGCCGGCGCACAGACTCAACCGTCACAGCAACTCCATTGCCCTGGTCACCAGTGCTTTTGCCTGGGCCTCACGCTGAGCGTACTGGGCGCTCACAGCCTGTACGTTCCGCTCGGCCTCTTCGCGCATTGCTTGAATAGAGTTTCCCAACGTTTCCGCCTCTTGGGTCAGTTCCGCAACCTTCTGGCGTAACCGTTTGGTTTGCGTCTTCTCCCAGAAGCCTGTCGCCTGCGCCTTCCATGCCTGCGCCCACTCGTACAACGTGGCGTCAGGATCCGCTCGAGCGCCGTCACTGAGAAAACTTCGACGTGCTTCTTCTGCCTCACGGCGAAGCGTGGCCACCTCTTGCAGCAGCATGGCGCCATCGTTGCGATACCACGATTCTGCGCCCTCTGATGACAGTGGCCCACCGATACGACGGGCGATTGCATGCAGGTCGGCCTCACTGGGCCGCACAATTGTCGTCACGCTTGACCTCCGAGTTCAGGTTTGTGACACGAATCCATCACTAAGCTATTGACGTAGGTACGCCAGTGGCATAGTATGTGGGTATGGAAAAGAAGTACGAAGAGATCGCGAAGCGGATGGGTATCTCCATCGAGCAAGTCAAAGAGGTACTCGCCTTTGAGGACAAGGGCACTTGGACCAGCAAGGTCAACGGCATCATCACTCACGAAGACGGCACGCGACACTGGAGCAGCCAGGATTGCAAGCAGTGCTCGTAGACAATGTCGGTAGCCTGCAAATGGCGTTTTCATTGGCTTTGTTACGGTTTGGCGACTTACAAGATCCTTCCGCCCACAACCTGCAAGTGCGCTTGCCATGACACCCGCGGAGTTACAAGCGTGGCGACAGCAACAGGGTTTATCGCAACCAGCGCTCGCGGAACTGCTGCACGTCCACGCCATGACCATCAGCAGTTGGGAAACCGGACGCCGGTCTATCCCGCCCTATCTCGACCTCGCGCTAGCGTATCTACGCTTGACCGTTGATAATCGGATCGACCGTTAGCCTGCAATTCGGGTGTAAAAGGCTCGGTGGCTGACTGATCGGGACTTTCTTACCGTCGCGAGCTGCGCACGCTTCATCGTGGTCACCATCATGGATCAACAGTCCCGTCACCACACCTCGGCCAAGCGTACGAAACCGCTGAACAGTCGCCTGAAGCTGCGCCTTTTGGAGTTCCGTTCGCGCGACCGTGAGCGGTCGACTCTTCCACGTCTCCTCGAACAACCCGTCGATGCCCGGAAACTCGGGGGTACCATACGCGATCTGGCTCGCCGTCAGACCACGCGTCGCGCCTTCTGCGATGCGTTCGGCAATCATGCGCCGCGTGGTCGCATCAACAGCGACCGCGGCAGCACGCGCGGATAACACGATCTGACGCACGGACGGGTCGTCGAGCGGGACGTCGCTCAGGTTGAGCACGCGCAGGACCAGGTTATGGACGGCTCGCAGGGTCGCGCCGTACCAAAGAACGAAAATTGCGGTCAGGAGCGCAAGTTCGAGGTCGTCGTCGCGGATGCCCTGGAGATCGGCTTCTTGCTTGAGTTCAGCGCGAGCCATTAACGAGTTTGGCCGTGATGCGTTTGTGCTGACCGTTCTGCAACTTCGTCAGGTCGTCGGCAAAGTCGCCGGCTGCCTGATCCACGATGCTCTGCACCACCTTGGCGAATGCATCACCACGCGCCTTACCGCCCGGAGGTACCGCTGGCTGCGCAGGAGGCGTCCCTGGCGGTAATGCCGGCGCAGGAGCGGGTGCCGGCGGCAGCATGGAATCGGCCACGGTCACCAGCGTCCCGCCAGACGCCAGGAACAGCGTATCGTCGGGCGGCAAATCCGAGTCGTAGCCCAGACCGCGCAACGCCATCTCGCGGGTAATCACCCCAGCCTTGTAATCCTCGCGGAGTCGCAAGTGCTTCGCGTTCTCGTCCTCTTGCAGCGACCGGACCGCGCTCAAATCGTGGGCGATCACCGTCCTGCGATCGCTCGTAAAGTCAGGCTTGAGTTTCCTGTTCCACTTGGCCTCGTCCATGATCCACTGCGGAACCACGGTCAGCTCCGTAAAATTCTCACGGACCTGACGAGCGCTCGCGTAGTTACTGGTCTGCTCGAGCCCAACACCAAGCCGTGCAACCAACGGATCAACGCCCATGACCGCGGCGATTCGCGTCTCAGGCACGTCGTGCAGCACCTTCAGATTCAACTGGTCGGGCGAGAACCCGAACTGCGCCATATCTGCGCCACCAGACAGCACGCCCACTCGGCCGCGATTCTCGCCTCCAAATGAATTGGCAATATTCGCCTTGAGTTCTTCAATCTGCTTGGGCGACAGCATGGTTTCGGCTGGCAGCTTGGCGACCAGGCCCGGCGTGCCAAAGTTCCTGAGCAACGCGTCGGCGTACCGTGTGGCCTCACCATCGCTGGCAATCTCGCGGATCAGTCGCTTCAATGGCGCGATGCCCTTGCGTGTGTCGTACGGGTCCACGCCCAGCTTGAAGTGAATCACGTTCTCGACCGGGATCTGCTCGGGCGGGCCGCCGTTGTACCGATCGAGCTCGTACCAGTCGATAAAGTTGTTCGAGCCGCGCTCCGTATGTGGCCGCATGCGCGTCGGACTGATCGGCCACAACTCGACCGGCAGGCCCGTATTCGCGTTACCTGACCGTACCTTGAGCACGTAGGCGTTGCCGTCGATATGACGTGCCCAGGTCGACCACCAGCGAATCTCGTCCAGGTCAAGCTCGGGATGCGGCTCGTCGAATAGGTCGAGAATCGGACTCTCAAACACGGGCTCTCGCTCATGCTTGTCATCGATCGTCCACACGCGCAACGGCGCCTCGATGCTGGCGTACGCGAGCGCTCGCAAACAGGCAAACACGGCTGAGTTGCCGTCGCCGCTGTAATCCTCGCCGTACGGAACCGTGTTCGCGGTGTAGACGAGGTGGTTGACGTAGCTCCAGTTGACAGTTGGGTCGAGCGGCGTGAACTTGTGCGACAGGTGATCGCCGCGGACAGCCTTCCATACTTCCCGAAGGGGATTGACCATGTGTGTGGAAAAATCCTTACTTCAGAGCTGGGACGGCTGCGTCCCGCAAAAACTGGCTGACCGCCTCGTCGGTCTTGGGATGCTGGCAGAGGAGCGGTAAGAACTTGGGCGGTACGGTCACAATGTCCGCACCGGCCTGAATTGCTTCGTTGACATCGATCATCTGCCGAATACTGCCGACGATGATCTCGGTCGGACACTTCCAGCGGTCGAATGTTTCGCGCACTTGGCGAACGACCGTCGCGGCGTCCTGACCAGTGTCCCGGATGCGACCCCAGAACAGGCTGACGTAGGTAGCGCCCGCGTTGGCAGCCATAATTGCCTGGTTGTAGGACATGCACGCCGTGACGTTGACCTTGACGCCACCTTGGCGCAGAAGGCGCACCTCCTGTAACTCATTCCATCCGATTGGTACCTTGACTACGAGGCCAATGTAGCCATACGTGCGCTCAAACAAATGCGCCTGGTTGTACATGGCATCCACATCAGTCTCGGTAACCTCAACACTCAGCGGGATGCTGTCCCCGTAGCGACGCAGAAGCCTGATGATGTCCTCGATCGAGCCTTGATCCTTGGCCATGATCGTTGGATTCGTGGTCACGCCGCGGACGACGCCACGTGTGAAAGCTGCCTCGATGTCTTCCAGGTTGGCCGAGTCGATAAACAGTTTCACTCAGTTGACGACCGTGAACGAACAGCGCGCAATCGTGCTAGCGCCGCCTCCGGGCCCGCCCCCGGTGCGGTAGCGCGACACGTTGACCGAAGCATCGCTGACCAGTAACCCACTATTGTCGCCATCGACCCACGGATACGCCGTCAGTGTGGCCGTCACGATGCCGCTGCTATCCGCTTGCCCGAGCCAGTCGCGACCTTCGTCCTGCACGCCGTCATGTTTCTGGCTGATGATCACCTCGTAATACTCAAGCGGCTCGCCATCGGTCGCCGTAATGGTGTACTGCTG